AGCGTGTGGAAGCACTCGGGGATCTTGACATGCAGCTCGCCATGCGCGGGCAGGCAAACAAGATCTTCAAGGCCACACCCAAGATAACGGGCTACCGTCGTGTGATTCATCCCGAACTCTCTGAGTCGAAGACATCATGCGGCCTTTGTATTGCTGCTTCAACTCGCGTGTACAAGAAGAAAGAATTGCTGCCGATCCACGATCACTGCAACTGCGGTGTAATGCCAATCGCTGGATCAGAAGACCCGGGGAACACTTTCAACGAAGAGGACCTCCAGCAACTCTACGCTCTCGCGGGTGATACGTCCGGGCAGGCTCTGTCTCGGGTGCGTTACAAGATAAACGATCACGGGGAACTGGGACCGTACCTTGTAGAGGAAGGCGCACCCAACAGGTCTGCCGGACGTACACTGCCGAAGCATACGAACTACTCCCGACGAGAGTCGGTGGACGCACAAATCAAATCGCTCAACGGTTCTCTCCCGAGACTGCTTGAACGGTCACGCTCGGGTGAGGATGTAGCACAGGCCATTCAATGGCAGCAGGAACGTCTGCGTGTGCTCAATGCCGAAGCCCAGGAAATGGCGCGTCCACGACGCCGGGGGAGGAAAGCAGCATGAGTGGTGCAGGTTCGCAGCATCCCAGTTGGGAAAAGCTGCGTGAGGCTCTCGAAGCTCACATCAAAGAATCAGCTGGTGGTGAAGGCTACGTGCTGGGTGACTGGGTGTTGCTCAGCCACGTGGTCGACCTCAGCGAACCCGACGATGGGGGCGGCGAATACGTCATGGCCTCATCTTCGCAGGTTCCACACATTGTCGAAGGTATTCTGGCGCAGATCAGCTTATTCCGCAGCCAGAATATGGACGACGACGACTAAATCTTTCGGTCTATTGGTTATGAGCCAGGCTCATGGTACAATCAGCCCGAATAGCCCCGACATGGAGCAAACCCTTCCGACAAGGAGAAATCACGATGGCAATGCGTAAACCGACCCAGATCCGCTTCGCTGAAGGCGGAGAAGGTGGGGGTTCTGACAAGGACCTCGGTTTTCCCAAGGACACGCCGCTTGTAGAGATGGATGACAAGCAGCAGATCGCCTACTGGAAGCATCACGCACGGAAACATGAGGGCACAGCAAATGCCCGTGCGGACTACGACCAGCAGAAGGCCGACGCTGAGAAATGGCGCCAGGCCCAAGAGGACAACAAGAAGCCCGACCAGAAGCTCCTGGACGACGCCGTACGAGAGGCAGCCGATAAGGCCCGCCGTGAGGAACAGGCCAAGCTTGCTCCCCGTCTCGTCAAGGCTGAGTTCAAGGCTACTGCCGCCGGCAAGCTGTCCAAGGAACTCCTCGATGCTTTTCTGGAGGATGTCAACCACACTGTATATCTGAAGGACGACGGTGAACTCGACACCGAGAAGATTCAGAAGCGTGTGGATGCTCTCGCCCCTGCGGGCACCCAGCAGAAGCAACAGCAACGCCAAACTCACCAGGGGTACCGTCCGGCTGACGGTGCCACTTCAGTTACAGTCGGCCGCGACCTTTACGCGAGCCGTAACAAAGATAAGAAAGGTTAGACAATGCCACGTTTTCGCACTGAGCGGGACTGGGTTGCCGGCGACATGTCATGGCTCGGATCGGGCCACGGTCTGCGTAATGCACGCACCGAAATCCTCGACATCTCCGCCTTCACGGCAGCAACTCACTACCCCAATGGTTACATCCCCTCCGGCATGCCCGTCGCCAAGGTGGGCGGCATGCTCGTCCCCTACGACGCAACGGAAGGCACCGTTACCGGCGCTGGCATTCTTGCCGGCTTCATCCTGACGGACACTCCGCTGTTCGTCAACCCGGGCTCCACGGCCAACGCCGCGGATGACACCAACGTCCCGCTGCTCGACCACGGTCGAGTCAAGGTCGGCAAGCTGCCCATCACCTTCGTAGCGCCTGCTGCTGCTGCGAAGTCCGCCGCTGTCCAGTTCGTCTTCATCTAAGAAAGGGGTGACTAACAAATGACAACTCTTTGGACCGATGTAATCGATCCGGCCACCCTGACCGGTTACATGCGCGAATCTCTCGCTGCGTACGAAGCTCGCCAGGGGTCTCTCGAGACCTACCTGAACAACGAGCATGTCCCGGACATCTCTGTCTCGTTTGACGTTGGGGCCTTTGGTCTCACTCAGACTGCTCGGTTCCGCGCCTACGACGCTGAGCCTGAGTACGGCAAGGAAGAAGGGGGCAAGCGCGTAATGATCGAGCTCCCGGCCATCGGCCAGAAGCTCCCGATCAGCGAGTACCGCGCCCTTCGCCAGCGCAATGCCTCTGACCAGGCAATGCTCAACTCCATCCTCAAGTGCGCCGACCGTGTCGTGCGCGCCGTCTCCGACCGGATGGAACTCCTTCGCGGTGTGGTTCTCGATACGGGTAAGGCTACCGTAACGCAGACCAACTTCACCATCAACGATGACTTCGGTCGTCCTGCCGGCCACACCGTGACCGCGGGTGCGTACTGGTCCATCGCTGGTACCGACCGCATCGCTGACCTGCTCGCGTGGCAGGACACCTACCGTGCAACCAACGCGGTCAACCCGGGCACGCTGCTCATGTCCTCGACTGTGTACTCACAGTTCCGTAAGGGCACGCAGTTCGTCAACACCATCACCAACCGCCCGATGGTTGCTTCCGACATCAATCAGATCCTGGTTGACGAAGGCCTGCCCCCCATCACGATCTTTGATCGTCGGGTCAACTACGAGGGAACTCTGACTCCGGTCCTGCCGGCGAACAAGATCCTCTACCTGCCGGCTGCCTCGGATTCCGAGATGCTCGGCAAGACCTACTGGGGCACGACCCTCACGGCCACCGACCTCGGTTGGGGCATCGCCGACGATGAGCAGGCAGGCATTGTTGCTGGTGTATACCGCAACGAACAGCCCCCGGTCATCGCCGAAGTCATCTCGGATGCCATTGGCATGCCGGTCCTGGGCAACGCTGCGCTGAGCTTCTCAGCTCGGGTGCTTGCCTAATCAACCCAATTGTGAGGGGGTCCTTCGGGGCCCCCTTACTCTTGAGAAAGGTTAGACATCATGGCAAAGAAGTTCAACACTTATGTTGTCGTCCACAAAGACCCGGCTGAGGATGTTTGGTTTGCTCCTGGCGATGAAGTTCCTGACTGGGCACTTGAGCTCGTTGGGGATCACGTTTACGGTGGCGACCACGAGGCTGACGATGAAGTTGACGTCCGCCTTACCGACCCCCACTACGAAGACGACGACCCGGACACGCAGTTCCAGACCGCCATCACGCTTCCTCCTGAAGAGGGCGGCACCGTGGAAGACGTGGACGACGACGAAGAGTCCTACGAAGACCTGACCAAGGATCAGCTCAAGGAGCTGGCTGAGGAACGCGGTCTTGCCCACTCTGGCACGAAGGCCGAACTCGTCGCTCGTCTCGAAGAGTACGACGCGGCCGACGAAGAGGACGACGAGGAGTAAGCCATGTCCAATGTTCTCGGACTTCTCTCGACTGATCTTGAGGAATCGTACGAGGGCGAGCTGGACCTGGAAAACCTCGATGAGTGGTACCAACAGAAAATCGATGAAGCAGTCCGTCTGCTGATTCGTAAGGCACCGAACATCGTCGCTCGCATGGCCGCCTACAACCCAGTCACTGGCACAGGACTTGATCCTGACTTCGTCAAGGACAAGGTTGTAGGCGCCGTGCTCCGCGTTCTTCGAGACCCTGAAGGTATTTCCGAAGAAACTGAAGGCAACTACTCCTATCGGCGCAACCCGGTTGTGGCGTCAGCCAACATCTGGTACACCAAGGACGAACTTGCCGACCTGGGAATTTCCGCTGGGACTGACAAGCCCCGGACGGTATGGGCAAGCACAAGGTATGGCTGGCCGTGAGTGCCCTCACGAATGGCCCTGACACTGTGACCTGCATTCCACGGGTCGTCATCGGCAAAGACCGCACCGGAAGCAACAAGCTGGGCCCCGGGACACCCCACACCTATCGAGGCGTGAGCGTGCAACCCGCGGGCCTGGCTGCTTTCGGTTCCGCCGAAGAACCTGGCTACATCGAAGCCGACTACATCATCATGAAAGCCATCACACCCGCATGGGTTGGTGGACCCCACTCAACAGTCATGTGGAACGGGGAAGAATACGATCAGGTTGGTGTGGTCAAGAGGTTCATGCGCGGCCGTAGAACCAAACACGAAGTAATCAAACTCAAGGCACGTGGAACGGCGGTGAAATGATGGCCGAGGTTTACAAATGGGTCGGTACGGGTGTTGCTCGCATGGCGGGTGAAGATCCCGAGATGGACCGTGTTGCTCGGCTCGTCCTGTTCACTGTCAAAGGCCGCGCGCTTGCACACAGGCTGACTGGCGCATACCATGCCCAGCTATCCGCAAAGAGCGTCCCTGGCAAGAAGGGCGTTCGAGACCGCATGGTCATTGCGGGTGACAAGGCTGCGTACTCCATCGAGTGGGGTCACTGGTCGCCACGTAAAGGCGAACCGGGCGCAACCTGGGTTCCTGGCCAGCACATCATGGGTGGGGCTGTGTTCTCGCTGCCCGGTCCCTGGGTGAGGGGGAAGTTCTGATGTACGTCCGAATGACTGTAGACGTTGAGGAACTCTTCACCATCATCCTGCGGAACGCACTCGAGGACATTGCGACCACCTTTGGCGCAACCGACATGGAAGTCATGTCACAGCAAGACGTTGACGCCATTGAGCATGTACCCTTTGTGGTAGTCAATGCCCTCAATGGGCACATGCTCAATGGACCAGGCGCTTGGGAGTGGATAGTAAACGTGTCCATTCTCGGTTCGAGCCGTGACGAGGCTGCAGACATTGCAGACATGGTGTATCGCGCTATGCATGAATCGCACGACAACAACGTGAACATCCCTGGTGTGGGCTCTGTAGCGTCTGTCGATGACCTTTCAATGCCCAGCCGTACGAGTACGACCCTCACGCCGGCAGGCGACCTTACCCAGTATGATGGCCAGTTCACGGTCATCGTACGCAAACTCTAATTTCGGAAGGATTTACCATGGGCTTCAACGCCAATGCTACAACCATTCCGGGCAAGGGCACCGTGCTCGTCGCTCCCCCGGATACTGCTGCACCCGACTACGAGACCATCGACCCGCTGTCCCCGACTGGTGGCTGGGTTGCCCTCGGCCACACCTCGCGTGACAACAACGTCTCCCTCTCCAAGGGTGGTGGCGATGCGACACAGCGTGGTTCCTGGTGGGACGATGCTCTGCGCTCGACCTACGATCCGATCACTTGGTCGGTCAACGTCAACTCCATTCAGATCGACGGCACGACCCTCGGGCTCGCCTTCGGTGGTGGTACCCAGGACGGTACTGCTGGCACCTACGATGTGGCTGGTACGATCACGCCGCAGAAAAAGGCGCTCTTCATCCTGATCGTGGATGGATCGACCCGTATGGGCATCTACATCCCGAACACGACCATCACCATTGGTGATGCTCCGCAGATCGCAGTCGATGCGTTCTTCGAAATCACGCTGACCGCTCAGATGCTCAACTCTGAGACCACGGGCAAGCGGTTCCGGTTCATGCACCCGGGCCTCATCACCGTTGCTCCGGCCAACACCACTGCACTGCCTTCGGGTCAGGGCACGGGTCAGGTTGTCAACCTGGTCGGTACGGGCTACGTCGGCATCACGGGCGTTACCGTGGGTGGCACTGCTGCGTCGTTCACCGTCACGGACACGAAGCACATGTCGATCACGCTGCCCGCCGGTTCCGCCGGCTCTGCTCCGATTGTGGTCACGGGCATCAATGGGGCCTCCGGCTCCACGGCGTACACTCGCGCCGCTTAGTAAACCCCTGTGTGGGAGTCTTCTGCGAGCCGGCTCCCACACAGGTTACTCATTGGCTCGCAAACTTCGAAAGGTAGGCTCGCAATGACTACTTCACGTAAAACCCCCCAGGACCGTAAGCCCAAGGCCGAGAACATCGTGCCGACGAAGCGTCCCCAGGACACTCCGGGCTTCGAACTGCTCAAGCCGATTGATGAAGTGCCGGTGTGGGATCAGGCCCCACTTCTGCATCTCGTCAACCAGCTCATGGGCGACGCCAAGGCAGGCGAAGAGGTCGAGCTCGATGAAAGCATGGCACTGCTGCTCATGGGTGACATCGCCAAGGCCATGCTGCCCTGGTCGACCGATCAGGCCGCGTTCACCAAGTTCTGCTCCGGCAAGGGCGCCATCCAGCGCGTCATGGAACTCGCCATGGCTTGGACTGCAGTCCTGGGGGAAGACGAGAGCTCCGACGCCAGCTAGAAGAGAACCCGGACTGGGAATCTGACCTGCTTGCCCTGTATGGCTTTGACATATGGGATGCAATCGATGGAAAGGTTCCCGTCCGGCGTGCTCTCATGCTGCTGACTCGCCTGACCTTTGAACCCATGTCTGTGTGGCGCGCAAAGCAATTGGGTGGGCCGGAGCTCCAAGACTACGCTAAATTTATTGGCTGGGACGCTGACACCTATGTGCTCGCTGACCTGATCGATGCCATGAACCAAAACACGGCGACTATCATCGCCATCAACTCGCCGGCAGGTAGTACACCGCCTGAGACAATCATCTACCCCCGGCCTGGTATCGAAACTGCGAGTGCCCAACCGACGGAAACGTTGGACAACTTCGGATCTAAACTTGCTGCAATGTTTGGGGCCGGTAACATAGGAGGTTGAGTTGCCTACTAAATCTGCAGGCCGGGTATCAATCCGGGTCCTGCCCGACTCATCGCGTTTCCGCGAGGATCTGAAGCTCTCGCTCGAGCGCATCGAAAAGACAATGAAGGCCGAGATTCCGGCCATCCTGTCTGTGACGCGTGAATCAATTCGCCGGCTCAAGGAGCAAATCCGTGACCTCGAAGCTCGAATCAAAGTCGAGCCGTACGTCACTGAGGAACAGCTCCGCGAACTGAAGCAAAAGATTCAGGACGTTGACCCACACATCGACGCCAACCTGGATGCAGCTAACGCACAGCGTCGGCTTGCATTCATCTCGCGTGACCGAGAGGTTACGCTGTTCGTACGTGTCAGCCGTGCATCGGTTGCCGCTGCTGCATCGACGCTCGCTGCTCTCTCGGGTACGCGTATGCTGGGCAACTTCCTAGAACCGTTCCTGAACGTCATCAAGAACATTGACAAGAACGCGCCCCGGATCGGGCTCATGGCCACGGGCATCACGACCCTGAGCTCCTCGGTGCTGGCGTTGATTTCTAACCTCGGTGGTTTGGCAGGATCGTTCGCTAACCTGGGCAAGCTTTCCGTGCTCGGGCCTGCGTTGTTCACGGCTACGGGTATTTCCATTGGTGTGCTGATCGCTGCGTTCAAGGACATGAAGAAAGTCCTCAAGGACCTGAAGCCATCGTTCAAGCAGTTGCAGGATACGATCAGCGCTAAGTTCTGGGCACAGGCTGCACAGCCTATCCGGAACCTGGTCAACACCCTCATGCCTCAGCTCAAGAGGTCGCTCGGTGATGTCGCTGCCTCCTGGGGCAAGCTGTTCGGCAAGATGGCTTCTGAGATTCAGCGTAACGTGACGCCCAAGGAATTGGCGTTCATGATGGGCAACCTGTCTCGAGCCATCGACATTGCGTCCAACGCGATGAAGCCTCTGATCCACGCATTCAACACGTTGGGTAAGTTCGGCTCGAACTATCTGCCCCGACTGTCAAACTTCATCGTGGATATGTCGAAGAAATTCGACGCGTTCATCACCAAGGCTGACAAATCGGGAGAGCTCACTGCCTGGGCCGAAGATGGCATCACTGCCATGAAGGACTTGGGCAAGGTCATCTATCAAGCTGGGCGTGTGTTCTCTGCACTCAACCAGGCTGCTGCTCGTGCTGGTGGTTCGACGTTCTCTGAACTTGCGGGAGGCTTGGAAAAGCTTTCCAATCTGATGCGAACCGAAGGATTCCAGAAGGGCTTCGAAACCATCTTCGCTGGTGCACACCTGCTGATGGATGGCTTGCTCGATGGCATCAAGCGTTTGGGTCCGGGCCTGTCGGTCTTCGCTGTCACGTTCAACACCGTTGCATCGCTCATGGGAAAGACCCTGGGTGCACTCGGTGACAACCTGTCCGCACTGTTCGCTGACCCCACAC